ATTCATGGTTATTACAGGTAATATATTATCATCTTCATCAGTTTCAAACTCATAACCTCCAATGTCCCATCCTGCGCCTTGCGGCCTTTCTATATTTAGGAAATCATAAGCATATCCAGTTAACGTGTCCCCCAAATCTATTGCATTGGTGCTTGATGCTGTAAGTTGATAATCGCCGGACGATGCAGTTGCCCCGGTAGCCGGAACACTTGTCAAATTTGGATTTGTATTTACTGAATTTGCATCTGCGCCAGTGGCAGTATTAAGCGTTTGCCATTGGGCTAGAGTCATGTAACCAAATCCTCCAAAATCAATAGCGGATTTTGCCCCATTTGGTGTATAATAAATATTATTATCTACATTATCAGATAACGTTCTCGCAGTATCTGAACGAACCAGACCAGTACTGGCATTGGTGCTAAGGTGAATCATTAAGTTATTTTTTAACACAAACGTAGACTCGGAATCTGGAATGCCTGTTATATCTATAGCATAAGGATTGTTCCCCCATAGTACAAATGTGTTATTTGCGATATATACATTTGTATTTTGCAGTCCAGCTTTAAATCCTAATGCCCCATGAGTAAAGTTTGGATTTAAAAAGATATTGTTCGTCCAAACATAGTGATCAGTATTTTCGTGCCAAGACATAGCAGATCCTCTTGCCGACTGTGCAAAAGAATGGTTAATATAAAATGAATTACGATCAATCGTTGCATATGTGGTTTGATAACCCGTAGAACTCCAGGGATGTATCCAATCACCAGCATGGCAGCGTTGAGCTGCATTATCATCACCTTGATACTGCCATCCATTATGGAACGTATTCTCTCTTATTAATACTCTATCTGCGCTTCCACTGGATGTTCCTCCCATTCCTATAGCAACACTGAACCATCCATGATCCGATGCCGTCGCAGATATGCCCCCAAAATTATTATTAGTTATTGTTACATCATCTACATTTCGATCAAAATATATGATATAATCTCCAATTTTCTCAAAAATATTTTCATCTATAACTATATGATGTCCTCCAGTTCCTAAAGAAATAGCCTTGATTTTTGCAGGTGTATCTGTTCCCGAATCACCTGAGCCTATTTGGCAAACATCATTCCAATTTTCCGCATCATGGAAATAATTATCTTCTATAGTCCAATATGATGATGCTCCTGCTGTCCATACTTGACCTCTAAGCATATTGTTATCGCCATCATACGTTACAGTTAAATCCTCCGATGCGGTCATACTAGAATCAGTATATCTAGTTATTAATTGATCTGCTGTGCCATTAGCATTTTTAGCGTTTTTAATTTCAAAGTTTTTAATTTTGATATAAGTTTTTGCGGAGCCATAAAACGCTGTATACCAGTCTTGGCTCAAATCAATAATTGCTCTACCAGTACCCCATGTGCCAGCAGAATTACCGTCATAAATACGCTCATTACCAGCGGATGCCCCGGAATAGCTAACGGTTATTAATGATGTACCTGTACTGGCTATATCGTAAGTAACCCCTCCTTTAAAAATAAAGATGTTTGCTCCAGCAGCATCAGTAAACGTACATGATCCAGCGCATGAAAATCTTGCATCCCCAGGGCAATGTTTCCACGGAGTTTCTGTTGATGTGCCATTGTTGGTATCTGCCCCTGTCGCAAAATCGATATAATATGTTGCAGCAGAAGATACTTGAGAAATCAACAAAAACAGAATTATAAATATATATTTTTTCATATCACCTCTAAGATGTTGGTAGTATTGGATAAGTTAAATGTGTCCAGTCAATTATGGCATCATCTATAAAATGATCTATATCTTCTGCCGGATCAGCAGTGAAAACAGACCATCCAAAAAAGTCATAAATATAGACCGCTCCGGCATTATTACTAGCCGTTGCGGTAACAGTTCCTTGTAAAGTTCCGGATGCATTATAAATTTTTAATGTGCTTGTACTATTTAGTACGTAGTCAATACTAAAAAAATACCAAGCTCCCGGTGCAACATTAATAGAACTAGAAGTGGATGCCCCAACTATTGTAAATTTTGCTAAAGTTGAACCAGAGGTAACAACAGACATAGCTAATTGTAAATTATAGGGATTAGCATTGGAATCACCAGTTACCCAAAGTACTGTCATTGAATAGCTGGTATCTGTTAATGTAGGTATGTAACGCCAAAACCCTATAACCTTTTCTGTTCTTTCGGCTGCATGAGTAAATCGTACATATACGTTAGCGTCCATATTAGCCGTGGCTCCGTCTAAATCAAGGGACATACCATATGTACCATTTTTCTCAGCGGTGTTGTCTGCTGTGTTTATATTTGTATCAGGATCGATCAGTGTCCAGCACGGTGCAGACCCGCAAGTAGTTATTGCGTCCTCAAAATTTTCACAAAAGTCAGCCGTAGCACAAGTTAAAGACGAGGTTACTACTTCCATCGTACCAATAACACCTTCCTCGTCTTCTAGTACAGCAAAAGTAGGAAGAGCAAGATTCAGTAATGCTATCCAAAATAATATTATTATTGCTTTCATTATGGCGTAGCCTCCGTTATTGATGAAGAACAAAGAGCGTCTATAATATTGCTACCCAAGTATGTCAAAACGCATTCGCCGTATTGACTGGTATTTATCAATGCCTCTGCTTGGGCTAAATTAACCGATCTTAAATTTATCGTCTGAGCAGCATTTGGCGTTACGACAATCGCAACACCAGTATAAAATTTAACCCTTACTTTTTGCCCAACTATTGAAAAAGCATCAAGAGTAGCTGTGCCAGCATCATTATAAATAATTGTGCCCCCGTTATAAAGATCAGCTCCATTTGTTGCAAGGGTATCATCAAGGGTATCAGGATCACCAGCGATTATTGGAGGAGGGGCAAGTAAAAGATTTCCATCTTCATCTATAATTGCAATATAACTTGCGCCATCATATATTACCAAGTAGTTTGCTTCACCTAGTATTGTGGCTACAGGGTTCCACCCAGCAGTCTCATTATCAGCACAATATACTTTATTATTAATTGGCATCCCAGGTGCAGCGGCCAAGCATTCCCCATCAGCATCAACCATAGACGGCCATTTTTTAGCCAGTGCATCATAAACCGAATTACCGTCAGGGGAATGTGTTAAATCTCCATCAGTTATGGTTTGGGTGATCGTGGCGCCACCGCCACAATCTATACCCCATGGGCATTGCCCATAAACTTGTCCACAGAATAATATAATAAAACTGAGTATACAAATAATTCTTTTCATATTATATCTCCAGTTACTGTACTGTTGCAATCACAGTACATGAAGTAACATTAGCAGCATTTACTTCAGTTACTTTAAACTTAATAAAATTTGCAGGTCCTTTTAATGACAAGCCACCATAAACTATAGTTCCTGGAACTTGAGCAGCAACTATATCTGTCGCACCATCAGGTTCAAGGTATGTACCATATTCTGTGTCACATACAAGATATTCAACTTTCACTCCACTTCCTACTCCTGCAGTTGTGACAGTTAAAGCAAAGTAACCTTCAGCCTGCATAGACGCAAGATCAATAGCTTTTGATGTAAAAGTACCTGATCCCGCTATTGCTTGAGCAGAGATTAACTCATAGCTTTTTATTGGCCCTGCACCTATACTCGTAATAACTGCAAGTACTAAAAACAATACCAAAAGAATTGATTTCATTTTATTCTCCCTCTTCTTTATCATTTTGTAATATACCTAGAAGGCCACCCACTGCTACTCCTAGTATTTCGTACTGTCCGACTAGCGCTCCTACACATGCTAGGAGTATAACTCCCGTTATTATGATCTTTTTATTTCTTGGTGTTAGAGCGGGCATTGCTTATCTCCTCTTTCCATTATCCAGTTTTTTATATCCTCTGTATTTTTAAGAATCTGTGATTGCTGTTCCTGTAATCTTATAATACTCTCAGCTTGTGCTTTAACATCCTGTTTAATTTCTGGTACTAACAGGGACCTTGACCAGGCATACAAAGCCGGAGCAGATACTGCTAATAAGATAATGACTATTGTTCCTGCCCACCACTTTAAACTTTCTCTAAGATTTTTTACTTCTTTACACTCATTAACAGGACATTGATCTTTCATTATTTCCTCACAGTATTTGGATGACTTTGCAGATGCAGATGCAGACCTTTTCCTATATCATGATACATTAAAACTTTCATCTCTGGGCGTTTTGAGTCATACTGATACCTAGAGTTTATCTTTTCAACTATATTCTCAATCTCAGAACTTGTTAAGCTGTGAGTTCTAAAATCTAGACCTCTAAATGAACCATGTACTCCTGAGTCACCCTCTCTAAATGCACTTGTTATTACAGGAACTTTATTAAGAATACGAATCATTGAGATAACTTCAGATGCCATTTCTATGAGTATACCAGGATACTTCCCGAGCATTAACCCCTCAAGAACACTGAAATCTTTTAGTATTATCTCTTGGTTCATGCATACATCCTATTATACTGCCTGCCAAAGTGAATAATCTTCTCTACAGGTGGTTTACGTACCTGAGATGCATTTAATATCCTGGGTATTACCCTCGTGAACATCATGCATACATCAGCTAAATTTGGTGAGGGTATCTTGAATTTACTTTTCATTTCTTTCTTAGTATATAGCTCAAAAAACCCATTTGAGTTTGGCTTCTTTGGTATCTTACAGAGTTCAGATCGCAAGTTTTGTAACAGTTCTAGCTCTGAGCTAAATGATATCATTTCATCTGGGTCCATATACTCACCATGTTCTACTGCTCTATATGTATTGTACACACGTGCCTGAAGCTTTTCATAGTACTGTGCACGTTTATTTTTAAGAGCTTCTTCATTGGTTTTCTGTTCTGAAATGGTTATATCCATAAACTGTTTATTAACATTTTTGAAAATGGCCTTTGGAAAATCTACTTTAGTTGAACCTTTAAACTGTGTTACTCTTATGTGAGGTTTACCTTCAAATGCTGCATTAACTTGCCTGTTAAGAGCTGCACCTAAACCATCACAGTCCCATGTAAACTGGTCTATATTATTTTCTAGTGCAAGTCCTGTTGCCCAGTCACAAGAGTCATTGACATCTCCTTCTGTGTATGACTGTAAGTTTAGTAGAACTGATCCATGTCTAAATGCATATGCACCAGGGTCTTCCCCAACATCAGACGGGTCATAAGCTGCTGCTCGAATTCCAAGGGGTTTAAATCCGAGGTTTTTGTGAGCATCAACACATGCATCAAACCATTCAGCTTTGATGATAGCGTTATCAATAGTATCATTGTAGTCACCAAGCCATATGTGATTATACTCTTCTCGTGATAGTGTTTTATAGTCATTCTGCCGTTCAAGTTCTAGAACTTCCGGGAAGAAGGGGTTATCATAATAGTTTACTTTGACAATATAGTGTAGGTCGTCTTCATAAAAACCATTTTTATCTAGCTGGTATTTGAAGGGTTCTATAAACCTTTGTGAGAAGGCATCAAATTGACTCATTGGATTTGCTGAAATCCATAGTTCTGATCCTTCTTCACGGAGAGTAGGAGTAAGAATCTTCAGACTTCCTTTAGAAATGAACTGGCCTTCTTCAAGCCAAAATTTTTTAAAGCCATGAAGAGACTTAATGGCATCAATTGATCTTGCGAGTCCTTTAAATCTAAACCCGCCATTGTTTGTGTGGTCAATTCTATTTTTGAGTATATGAAATCCAGGAACCCCAACTTCATTTATCCTATCAGATAGCAGTGAAAACACACTATCATCTAATGAGTTCTGGTACTCTCTTAGACAACCAACCTTATCTCCTCTAGTTGCCACAAAGTAGTTGAGTAGATCACCAATGTTATATGACTTACCACCACCCCTACCACCAATAGCAACCTTATACCGTTTCTTTTTGGTAAGAAATGGCATAAGTTTTTCTGGAATAGCAAGTTTTAGGGTCATCTTTACCTATGGAGCTGTTAAAATGTTTCTGTCATGTATTGTACTATCTTTACCAAAGAAATCCACAGCCTTATAAACGTACCATGCTCTAAGAGATGACATACCATCTTCCTTACAGATTCTTTTGAGTTCTAAATCTGCCGTGTGCTTTGTTTCAGGTGGTAGGTGGCCTTCTCTTATTAGTTGATACAGAGCGTCATGTACAAAAGCTCCTCGCATAAAACTCAAAGTATCAACCGAGGGCCCAGAAGGGCCATCAGAAGCATAGTACTTCTTAATTACCATCATACCATTTTTATTGAGGCAAATAAAGTCTGTACTTATATCAGTATCTGGTCTTACTCTAGTATACACAACTAGGTCTTTATCCAAGACATACTTATAACCCTTCTTGTAATAGACTTTGTCAGATGCCTTTATCATTGTTTTACCTCTACAGTTTGAACTCGTTTGTCTTGTGTCCCACCATTGATAATATTAATTTCCCATTTGTTCTCCTTTGGTAAGAAGGCCTCAGAGTCTTTGCGTACCTGTGCGAGGGCTGGGTTCTGGGCTAGGAGATTCGCTAATACGTCTGTAAGATTCTTAAGAGCAACTATGTTCGAGTTGTCAGCAGAATCAGTCATGTTATTAGAAATCTCAATGGCCTTATAGAGCAGAATCATTTCCAACTCTACATACTTCGGCCCAAGATGACTTGTTTTAAGAATCGAGTGAATCTTAGATGCTCTTTCAGCAGCAGTCAGTGCTTGATCTCCGTCATCCTCTACCAAAGAAAGTTGTTTCCAGCTCTTAGCGTTGTATCTTAGGAGTGTAATCGATAGCCCAGTATCTAGGGCTATCGCTTCTAGGCTTTGGCCCATAACTTCATACTTGAACTTAATTATATCCCAGTTTGTGCTAGGAACTCTTATTCTTTCGGGAACCAATTTATCCAGACCTCATACTTTTCGTTTTTAATCGTTATGACCCATTATATCATAGTTTCAGGTCTTTGTACATATAATAATGATGCTGAGCACTAAATAAGTCTGGGTTAATCCAGCATCTTTGTATATAAGTTTTAGATCGTTTTTGAAAAGGCATAGGTTAGTATAGGCCCTTCTTTTAATGCCGTTTAAGATCGTATTGTTTCTTTGTACTTTAGATTAAGATCGTTTGTTATAGTTTAAATGAGAAGTCTCAAACTATATAATATAGATGCTAAATCCGGATTATCACGAAAAGTGCTGAGGTTCTAAAATTAAAATGGCTGGAGGTCAAAAATTCCTTAAAGCACCCACTTGACTTTTAGTAAAAGTGCTGGAGGTCAAAAAATACTAGGGGCATAGAAACAGGCCTTACTTTCCGCTTTAATTATTTTTATTTTTAGCGCCCCCGCCGGGCCTCTGACCAGGGGTGCAGGTGTAGATCAGATTACATTGAATTATATATCAATGATATGATTAATACATATCATTGATATATATCTATTTGATTCACAGTCTTAACTAATTATATTATTAATATTATCTATAAGTTTATTAATTATTTTGTTTACAAATATATATTTATAATATATAATAAGATCATAAATAAATAAAACAATTATGTTTTATTTAATCAATAGACAAATGTCTATGAAAGAGAGGAAAGATTATGACAACAAAAGAAATGACAAAAGAAGAATTAGTAGCAAAAGTAGCAGAACTTGAGCAGATTATTTTGAACTTACAAAACAAGAAAGGCAGAAAGTTTGAAGTTTTAGAACTGTTGAAAACAAATACAAGTATTTCAATAGTTGAAATTGCAGAAAGATTAAATATTTCAACAAAGAATGTTTCAAGTCAACTGACATATCTTCGCGAAGAAGGTTACAATGTATGTACTAATAGTCAAGGGCGTAAGTTTCTAGTTGAAAGTAAATAACAATTAAAAGTTGATTAACATGAACTTATGTTCATGTTAATCAAGAAAGCGAGAATGAAAATGATATCAAATTATGATGTACAACAAGCTCTAAAATCAAATGAAAAACTACTTGAACTACAAAACTCGTTCAAGAATCTAAGTTGCGTAGTTCTAGAAATACATGAGCATGCGCTAAAAGAACTGCTTGATGAAATAGTATTTTACAGGTTAAACAAATAATAAATAACTAAAAGATAACAGTCATGAACTAATGTTCATGACTGTTAATTAAAACTAAATATAGGAATTGCTAATCAGAACTGGCTTGGTAAATCCAAGTTCAATGGCGGAGGTCTGCACTTCGCACCAAGCTGGATATCCATATCAGTTTAATCCAGCATTGCTGTAATCCGTACCAGCATTACCAGATCATAATCCCATAGTTATGGAAGCTTGGAATTATTTATGCTATACCAAAGAAATTTTATATAAAATCAGCTCAACATATTTACAACCCAGTGATTATATGATATAATATATTCATATACAATCAAGAGTGTCTTGATTATTACTAACAATTTTAATTGGAGATTATCATGGCAATGACAAGAGAAGAAAGAATGGCGGATTTTGACTCTATGGAATTAGAAGACCTTTACGAATTGATCTTTGAGTTGGAAGAGAAGCTTGAATCCGCAAAGACAAGCAAAGGTCGTAAGTCAGAAGTTCTGGATTTACTCAGGAAGAATGAAACACTAACAATCATTGAAATGGCTGAGAGATTAGGCATTTCAGCAAAGAATGTGTCATCTCAGTTGACATATCTTAGGCAGGAAGGCTTCAATATTTGCACAAATGCACAAGGAAGAAAGTTTCTTGTAGAAGCAAAATAGATCACAGGTAGAAGTGGCCAAATATGGCCACTTCTACACAGATTTTGAGTTCGGGACAGAATTGGCATGGTTTTTAATACCATGTTCAAGAGCGGAAGTCTATCTTGCAGTCCGGATTGGATGGAGAAATGGATCCAAACCCCATATTGATTGGGTTTTTCCAAAGAAATAGGTATTTTTGCTCTGCATTTCTATCCAGCTACTGTTGCTTAAATGCTTGATTTTATTATATATAGTAATATATAGTAATTTAGAATAAAAAATAATATAAATTATATAAAATCTCACGTGCCATGGGCCATAGGTATAGCATATAAGCATATATATATAAACGTTTTTTGGGACCTTTCTTTTGACTGCACTTACTAAACCTAATAAAATCAAGTACTTAGAAGGCCTAAATAGAGCACTTTTTCTCGAACGATAGAATCCAGACCGAAAACGAAAAAATCCAGACCGAAAACGATAGTCCAAATTATCCAGTTCTGCTATTTTATTCCAGACTTATTTTAAATTCAGCATAAAAAAGAGTTTACTTTTTAAATTTAGTATGATATAATGGATTTTTATCTTTTCGAAATTACTTTTACTGAGGTAAACAAAATGACAGAAGAATTCATAAACCAAGCAAATGCTGAAACAAGGTTTTATGCTAGACAAGAGACATCTAAGTTTAGGGAAAAAGCTATGCTAGAGCTTTATAAAGCCCATTATACTGCTAAAGAAACTGCAGCAATTTTATGTTTAACTTATGGTGTAGTATCAGCCAGATACCAGGTATTCAAGGAAAAGGGAAAACCAAAAGACTTTAAAACACGAAAAGAATACAATGAATATATAGCTCACCAGAAATACAATAGACTTATTCTTTTGGTAAAGCCATTAGAAACTGATGATGGTATGCACGACAAAATAGCAGGTATAATGGATATACATAAATTAAATGTTTTAAGTCCTGCTGAAGAACCACTGGAGTTACAAGAAATAAAAGCAGACCCAAACAAGCTCAAAAATCACATAAATCATATGTTTTACAAACAAAATTTTACCGTTCCTGACATAGCGTCTGAATTATTTATGTCTTATAAAGCCGTACGTGAGCTTATAGATTTCAAAGACTAATTTTTCTTTGGTATGGAGTTTTATAAATGATTATACCTGATAAAGCTGAAGTTATTAACAGAATAGAGACAAATTTACCAAAAGAAATCATTAATGATAATATATGGATAGCCTATTATTTTAAACAGCAAGAAAACGGAAAAGTTACTAAACCACCTTGTGCAAATAAAGGTTATACTGTTGATGGACATGGAGTGTCATTTGAGAAAGCTTGTGAAGATGGCTATCCCGGAATACTCATAACTAAGGACAGCCCATATATAGCTTTTGATATTGATGATTTACAGGCAAAAATGCATAAACGTGCCTTTTCTTTTGACTTGCTGTCACGGGAGTTTCAGGACTTCTTATTGACTTACCCAACATATATTGAGTATTCGCCGTCTAAGTGTGGTCTTAGAATACTTGCCAAATGCCATGATAAGAAAACGTTATTAACTAGGCCAGGTTGGTCTAAATTAAGCAATGAGAAATGTATTGGTGGAGAACTGTTCCTGCATCGAGGATATGTTACAATAACTGGAGATGTACTTAAAAATAGCAGGTCATTACTTACTATTCCAGATTCTCATTTACTAGGTTGGGCTGTTGCTAAGACTGTGGATGAGAAAAATCCTACTAAAAAAGAAACTGATAGCTTTGGTATTCATAATATAAATGCCATTAAAGAATGCCTGTCATTATGTAAGCTAGACCAGTCAAATGTTGTCAAGAAAGCTTACTTGAATTTATTTCAGCAAGAATATGGCCATTATGACTACTGGCTGAAAATATTGCAAGCTCTACATGACTATGCAACAAAGTCTGGAAAAGTATCCGAGACTTTACAGCTAGCAATAGATTGGTCAAGAGAGGACGCAGCATCGTTTCAATCTGAGAACGATATTATTACCAAATGGGATTCTTTTGGTAGAACTGAAAATACAATCACTTACAAAACATTGTTAAAACTTGCACAGTTATTGCGATTTCAGTGGCCAAAGCCAGCCTATGATAAAAAAGGAAATCCAACAGGAGGTCCTGCAGTAAATGAAAATGAAAACTTCAAATATCTTATAAATAAACTTGGGATTGAATTTTATAGAGATGACTTTTCTCAAGAATATTATGTTAAAGTTGATGATAAACTTAAATCAAAGTATTTCCAAGGAGATATAGATACATTTGAATTTTTTGATTTAATAGGACCATTTGAAGATAAAACTTTGTCTAGCAGAATGTGGGAAATATCCCAGGATTATGGCTATACGAATGTTGTTAAAAATACCATAGAAGCATTATTTTTTGCGTATTTCAAGAAGTCTTTAAAAAGATTTAATTTCATGGAAATGTGGCTATCAGTCCCAGGAGACCAGCTTCCATATAATCTAAGAGAGCCCAATACAGATATAAACAAATCAAATTTAAATTACTTATTATCTCTGATACCTATAGCTAGTACACACAATCCTGAGCTTATCAGAAAGTATTTTGAGACTTTCTTTTTTGAAATGACAATGCCAATTTATAACCCTTTAAGAAAGTTCTCTGGTAGGAGCTTTGCTTTAATATTGAGTGGTAGAGGCGGAACACATAAAACAACATTTTTCCAAATGCTATTTCCACAATTTTTGAGTAGGATTTTAATGACAAGTCAAACTGAGAAACTAAAATCTGATAAATCTAAAAGGGATATGGAGAGAGCTTTGACATCTCATGCTCTTGTATGTGTAGATGAGTTTGATATGTTTTATGACCCAAATGATGATGCTTTATTTAAGAACTTAGTGACAACAGATAGGCCAGATTTTACAGAAATATATGCTAAAAAGACGAGCAAACCCAACAGACAAGCAGTATTAGCAGGAACAACTAACAAAGAATATATACCATTTTCACCAGACTGTAATAGACAGTTTGCACTGATAAAAATAACAGATCCTATTGATACTTCTGGAATGGAGCTAATAAATTGGCATCACTTTTATAGGCATTATGTTGCTCTTGGCCGTAAGAACCTGAGCACAAAACCATGGCAGTTCACCCAAGAAGATTATGCAACACAGTACAAAGACAATGAGTTTTTCAGAGCTTCAAGTAACCTAGAACAAAGCCTTCGTGCTGTGTTTGATTTTGATTGTACACTTAAACACCACAAAGAGCCATATGACTTTAATACGATATCTTCAGCTCAAACAGATAAAAGGTTAATAAAAGTTAAGGACATTAGAGCAGCTCTAGTACAGTATAACCCTAGTGGGCATGCTTCTTTTACAGAAGCTGCTATTAAAAACCAAATAGAATATTTATGTGGTAAGTATACTAATACATTGATTGACCCAAAGCCTTTGAAGTTATGCAAAGGTCAGATATATAAAGGAAAAGTCTTCGTAGACAAGAGGCCCTGTGGTTATTTAATGCCTCCTAAATTTACAGAATTTACAGATATTCTTAATTAACTCCAAACTTATTTTAGTGAAATGCAGCATAACATATTTACTTTTCAGCAGTTTTATGATATAATAGTATTATCTTAAATGAAGATTGTCTTCGTTCTTATAAACCTATAGTATAGGAGATCAAATGAAAGATTATCCAGAAACGCATCAAAAAGGTATGTTAACAATTGAAAGTATGCCAGAGAAAAAGTTATTAATGGACTGTGACTTAGGTATACAGATTGCAAAAGATGGAAGAGTTTGGGTATGCATTGATGGGGTTGCATTTTTGAGATTCAAGCCTAAACCCAAAGCAGCCAGTGATAGTCCTTGTATGAAGCGATGATAAGGAAAGCATAAATGTACATCATAAACTATTTGGATTCAAAAGGCAATGTAGTGACAGACAGGACTTCGTGGATAACCATTCATGCAAGGACTATCACTGTCTTACGGAAACATAACTATCAGATACTTAGTATCGAGGAGGAGATTACATATGTGTAAGGGATATATTAATGATACAGTTGAAAGGCATATCCGCAATGCAAAACAGAAATTGGCAGACATTGCTAATATAGAAGACACTAATTATTTGAATAAACCGTCTGTTAGAGACATTAACAGATTACTTCAGCATGCTAGAGCTCACATAAACGACGCTCTTAGAGCAGCTAGAAGAATAGAGAGGGTTAGATATGCCAGACCAAATAAGAAAGAAGTATAAAGGCCAGTTTAACATACGCGGCCAGGTGTTTTCTTTGGTAACGCAAGCAGTTAATGCAAATAAGGCTTATCATAACTTTGTGTTTCAGCTTGTAAAGAAGACAAACATACCAAGGTTTCACTTACTTAGTATATTTGGGAATTGTAGAGATACATTTTATATAGCAGAGGACTAAAATGGAATTAAAAGATAATAAATGGATTGATGAGAACAATAATTCATGGAATGCAACTACATATACACAAGGCCAAGCAGAAAAGTATTCTAAATCATTAATAAATTGCTCAGATTGCTTGGATTGCTCGTATTGCTTGGATTGCTCGTATTGCTCGGGTTGCTCGTATTGCTCGGGTTGCTCGGATTGCTCAGATTGCTTGGGTTGCTTGGGTTGCTCGCATTGCTCGGATTGCTCGGGTTGCTCGGGTTGCTCGGGTTGCTCGGGATGGAAAGCTAACCCACAAATAATAACAAGTCCAGTTATGGGCTCTAGAAATGCACAAACCACAATTTATTTCAATAACAAAAGAACTGAAGTTATATGCGGGTGCTTTAGAGGTACTATTGATGAATTCAGATCAGCTGTTATAGCAAGGTACGGAGAGGAACATGAGTATATCAAATGGATTAACAAAGTCCAGAAATATATGGAGGACTAAATGAAACTTGAAGACCTTACCAAAGAAGTTGAGGAGGCTCTAGATGTGAAGTTCATAGCATCTGGGCCATATGGTCATGGAAGTGGGTTCTCATGGAGGCGAGTGAATGTAAATATACATGGGCCTGTCACGATAGCTCAGCTCATCTTCAGAGATGGAGAGTATTACAACAAGCATGTACATAAGAGCGATAGCAGGCGAGATATATGCATCATTGACCAGAAGATGCTCAGGTTAGAACGATATATGCTTGATGGTACTCTTATTTCTTTGGCATTGTACAACAAACTTCTGCCATATGTTGACAGTATTGTGGAAGCTGATATTGAGGCCAAAGCAAAATGGAGAGCTGATCATCCAAAAGAAGATAAGAAAGCAAAATATTGGGCAGGTAAACCTAAAGAAGAGAGAAGACCAATTAAAGGCAGGAACCCAAGATATGTTTTGCGGACTCTTATCTTGGATATTTCGGGTGACTTAGATGAGTTTGAGACATCTCTTAAGGACGTTATAAAACGATTCAAACTCAATGTACAGAGTGAATAAACGGTCTTAAACGTTCAAATTTTAAGGGCCTATACTAATGTATGCCTTACTAAAACGAGCTTAGTAAGCTCTAGAAAGGACACAGCATGGAAGATATAATATCCATAGCTGATATCATTTGGATTATTTGATCCAAGAAAGAAGGGATAATGGTACAGGAAGAATACATTTACATGAGTAAAATAAGATACAAGTATAAGATGCTGCGTAACTGTGTTATCACAGCAGTTATAACTGCAACTACAGCGTACATAATAACTGAAGAACAGGTACAAGCTCACAGACCAGTAATAGAAAGAATATATGTGAGTGAGCCAGCAAACTTTAAGATCGATTATGCACAAATGGCTGTAGATGACCAATCAAAATTTTTGATAAAGGAGATTGAAACAAATGGGAAATAGAAAATTTTCAATAAAAAGGCAGATTAAATTAACCAGAGAGTTGAGGGATAAATTTAACCAGTCAGCATCCATTGAACTCGCAGCAGTGAGCTTTGACCTTAAAACCGGGCTAGAAGATGGCTTTAAGTTTAAGGTATTCTGGAAAATAGATGAGGAATGTCAATTTGGAACCTTTAAATCATGGGAAGAACTTGAGGCCAAAGTTGAGGAGTTGTTGAAATGATAGCTAAAAGAACTATAGAGAAATGGAGAGCTGAAGCGCTTAGAGCCTATCATGCATCTGCTGGTGAGAATGACTTTATATCAGCAAAAAGAATTTTGGCTTTAACACAGGATTTATTAGACCAAGAACTTTTAAGAAAAGGAGGTACAGCGACAGCAAAAATTGAAAACGTGTTTCCAAAACTTGAGATTAGCATTGACTAAAACGTAATTTAACAGGAGAAAAATGAATGACAAGAAACATTACCAAAGAAGACCAGAAGTCCAGACTGGCAGCAATAGAGTCTGATATAGAGTGGTTACAGAAGTGCAAAGAAGAGGTCGAGAATATTCCACTTTTTGAGGAAACTCTGGAAGGGCAGATTCGAGAACTTGAGAAAAAAGCTCTTGACCAAGTTCAGAAAATCTGTGATAAGTTTAATAAAGAGACGGGTAGAATACTCCAGATACCAAGACTCATAAGTGCAGCTGAATGTGCCGAGAAAATGGTTAATGCCTGTACTTTGGACTTCAATAGACTTGACTATCCTAAGAGGTCTTACTAGTGGTCAGCCACTCACTTTATAGTCCTTCAAGATTGCACAGAATCATGGCTTGCCCTGGTTCTGTGCGTCTTATTGAGGCTAACGGAATAGCAAGCGAATCAAGTAAGTATGCAGATCATGGCACAATGCTGCACAAGTATACTCATGATTATCTAACAGGAACAGATAAACTCCACGAACTAGAAGCAAAGGAAGATAAGTTTTTGGTTATGGAGTGCGCAGACTACTTCAATGACGTTATAAGGTCAAAGTCTACCCATAAAATCATAGCCAATTATGAATCAGAAGTTTCTTTGGCATCGTGGGGTATACCAGAGGTTTACGGAACTCTTGATGCAAGTATTGTTGATCTCACTTCGATGCATCTTGATATCTTTGACTGGAAATTTGGATCAGGGGTGCAGGTCTTTGCCAAAGAAAACCCACAACAACTGGCGTATGCAGCAGGTGTGATTGGTTATCCTCAGAAGTATCCTGTGTGGACAGTATCTCTGCACATAGTTCAGCCAGCATTTGAACACTTTGATGTATATGAGTTAGACATCAATGAGTTATATCAGTGGGTTCATGGAGACTTAGCAAATTGTATCTTGCAGTCTAAGCAGGATCCACCTGTATTTAACCCTGGAAAAGAACAGTGCAGATTTTGTGAAGCTGCTAAGAAGGGCAAGTGTGACTTCATGCATGCCAAAGCACACCAGGACGCAATAGCTATCTTTGAGAATGCTAAACTGAAGGCGACAATAACTCCACAGCAAATTCAGGAGTACCTTGAATTGTTTCCTTTGGTAGAACAGGTTGCAAAAGGATATATGATGTTTATCCAAGAAGAACTTGCTCGTGGCAGTAAAGATTTTGATCATTTTAAACTAGTCCGCGGACGTGCGAACAGGTCTTGGGTTAATGAAACTGAAACAGTTAAGTGGCTATCAGAACATACAAAGATTGAAGATATGTTTACCTCTAAACTGTTTTCTCCAAGTCAGATTGAGAAGCTAGACAAAAACCTTAAGAAGAATATACAGTTTCAGAAGTTATATGAAAAACCCGAAGGCAAAGTCAAGCTTGCGCCAGCTACAGATCCTAGACCTGCAGTTGATGCAGCTAAATGCGCGGCTGATGCATTTGATAATGCTGAGTTTCCAGATGAATTAGAGTAATATCTGGACTTATTTTTAAGTTTTCTGGAATGATATATTTACATTCCAGCCTTTATTTGATATAATGATTTTATAATTTAATTTTAGGGAATAAACCCAAAACTTTTACAAGGAGACAATTATTATGGCAGACGTAGCAAAAAGATTCACGATTCTGGAAGCAATCAAAAAAGGTGGAGCAACAAAGGAAAGTCTTATGGACCTTGCCAAGGTTGATGAAAAAGGTTTGGCATCTCAGCTCACGTATTTGAGGATGTCAGGTCAGTATCCTGTTAAGGGCTCTGATGGTATATATACTCTTTCAACAGCAGAAGACTGGGCAGCCAAGAGAGCGACTGTAGGTACAGGTGCAGCAACTGTTACTCTTTCACCAGCAGAAAGACTTGCAAGAGCAGAGAAAAGGTCCAAGAGGGCAGCCTCTGCATACGACGCAGCTAAAGCCAAGAAAGATGCCAATCCGAATGACAGGGTATCTGAACTCAATTTTATCAAAGCAGAAGCTGAACTTGAGATAGCAGAGATTATGCTTGGGCGTGCTCAGGCGGAAGCACCTGTAGGTACAGTAGTTGTTAATGAGGCTGATCCTGACGGTGTTGAGGCTGACTCTGAGGGAGTTGAAGAAGAATTTGAATCAGACATTGACCCTGATGACCTAGAAGATGAATTCGCCTAGTCACTAATCATCTAATCTGAAAGAAGAGCCATTAGCGTGGCTCTTCTTTTTAAGTCTGAGGTACTATGAGTATCAAGCAAGATCAAGGAAAAGTCCGTATAGATTTAGTAGAACCCAGTTTCATAATAACTGTTGCTAAGATTATGACCTATGCTATAGAAGAGCAAGGCTACAAAGAATGTAGCTGGAAAAAAGTTCCTAATCCTATCAATAGATATTATGCAGCATTAATGCGGCATATCTTAGCATGGCGAAGTGGTGAGACTCATGATAATCAGTCTAGGTTTCATCATCTTGCTCATGCTGCAGCTAATGTGATGATACTGTTATTTTTCGAATTGAAAACAACAGTTCTGAGAAAGGAGGTATCAAATGGCGAAAATACAAACCTATGAGGATATGAAGATAGTTGTCAAGTGGGCAACACCTAATCCTGGAGCAGAAGTCCGAGAAGCACTAACAAATTCAATGGCTAATCTTGCTATGATAGCAGAGCAACCAAAGAATACTGTGTCTTCTGAGATGCTCAAGTTCTTATTCTCAGCTGAACATGACTCTACAGTTGAGCATGCTGTAATAAGTCTTATGATTTATGGATGCTCAAGATCATTTTTAGCACAGATTACAAGGCACCGCATAGCAAGTCCAACATCATCAAGTCAGCATTACCAAGATTATCATGACTATCCCTGCATAGTAAGCAAAAGAGTAGCAGAGTTTGAAGATACTAGAGCAATACTGTCAGGTAATATTGTTGATTACCAGTATTATTTAGCAAATGGTGTACCAAAAGAAGACGCTAGACAATTTCTTCCTGAAGCTATGGCTGTTAACCTAAAGTGGACAATGAATGCGTCTTCTTTGCACAACTTATTCAGGAAGAGGTCTTGTTTGCGCAATGTAGCGGAGATGATTGTCTTTTGTGATAAACTGTTTCCTTTGGTAGAGCAGTGGTGGCCTGAGTATGCAGCAATACTTGGTCCTCCATGCCATACTGATGGTAAATGTAATCAAGCGAGGATGACCTGTGGAAGAAAATGGGAAGGTTTCAGAAAATAAAATCTATATGGATTTTCTGCATGAAAGAATGGCAGAAATGAAAGACCGCGTGAGTCAAGAAGATACTTACTTAGGCATGGCTATTGCTATGTCTGGTAGGTCTACTTGTCTTGATAAACGAGTTGGCTGTGTTATAACTAATGCCAGGAATGAGGTTATATCGACAGGTTATAATGGCGCTTCTCGTGGACAAAAACACTGTTTAGAACTAGGATACTGCATAAAAGAGAAAACAGGTAATGCTAGTCTATGCCCATCAGCACATGCAGAACAAAATGCTCTTTTACAATGCAGAGTTCCTGAGCAGATTCACACAATTTATATAACCCTTAGCCCATGTATCAGCTGTATTCGTATGATTATGAATACACCGTGTGAAAAGATTGTTTTCATTGAAGAACACAAGCACAAAGAGCCAAGGCTCATGTGGAAAGGAAAGTGGGTACAATGGTAGATTTACATGATGATTTAAAAAGTCCATTAACAAAAGCTTTTGAGGCTTTTGATGGCTCTAGAAGGCAATGGTGTTCAGACTGTAAAAGTTATGTTGAAACTAAACCATATAATGACCCCGTGGGACTTATGGTATGTATCCATTGTGGACAATTTACTTCGCCATATAAGCCCATAGAAGTTCCTGAGCCTGTTAAACCAGTTTTTGAGGTTAGAACAACAAATAATACTTTAAATCCATTTAATAAAGTTCTAGGTACATTGCCTGAAGATACCATAGATGATGAGATTGATTACTCAGGTCTTGAGTTAGTTGTACCAGAAGAATTAACAGTTTCAGAGATGCTTAAGAAGATATGGGACTACCATGACAAACTTGGTCATGATACTTATAAAAATGAAGAGGAGCAAGTGCGGATTATTAGGGAGGGATGCCTTGCCCTTTTCATGGAGGTTGCTGAGTTAACTGACTCATTCCCCTGGAAACCATGGAGAAAAATAGATGATCAAACGTCCAATAAGGACAACGCATGCCGCGAAATGGTAGACATCTTTTTCTTTTTAGCCAAGGTTATGAGGGCAGCCAAAGTAACTCCTGAGGAATTCGTGGCCAAGTTTGAGTGGGTTTTGAATAACAATTTAGACCGCCTGAAAAACGGATATAGTAGTATAATGCGGTTTTGCCCAGCATGTAAGATAAAAGTATATTGTATAGCTTCTACTGTTTGTGGCAAATGTGGAGCAGAAACTACAGACTTCTAGAAAGGAGGTGATAGTGATGTCCAAAAGGATCAGAGTATCTTATGGGAGAACTTGTCAGAATGCACCATATGAAAGCATTCGTCTGGACGTGGCAATTGAAAAAGACATCCCAGACGAAGCTTCTGTAAAAGATGAAGTTAACAAGTCAGTCAACAGTTTAACACAATGTGTCAAAGCGAAAATTGGCGAAATACTCAAAAATGAATAAATGAATAAATGACAAAACGTCAGAAAGGACAAATGATGATTACAGGATTAGTGAGATTTTCATATCTTAATGCTTTCAAACCAAAGGCAAATCCATCAGGCGAGATGAAATATTCAGCCTCTATTCTTATTCCCAAAACAGACAAAGCTTCCATTGACATGATTCATAAAGCCATTGCTGATGCCACAGAAAAAGGTATCGAAAAAGGTAAGTTCAAAAGAGCTGAAATTGCAAAGCTCAAGAACCCCCTTCGTGATGGTGATTTTGAAGCAGACAGTGGTGGACGTGGAGATGAATACAGGGGGTGTTTCTTTCTGAATGCCTCTTCTGCTAATGCTCCAGGTGTCGTTAAAGCTCAGAAAGGTGGACCACCTGTTCCTATTATGGATACAGATGAGTTCTACAGCGGCTGTTATGGCAGAGCAGATATTAACTTCTTTGCATTTAACCAGGCCGGGAACAAGGGTATCGGAGTTGGTCTTAATAACCTTCTTTTGGTAAAGGAAGGCGAAAGACTTGACGGTCGTCAGAAAGCAGAGATTGCCTTTGCTGCATTTGTTGAAGAGGATACTGAATCAGAAACAGTTAACCTTGACAGTGCAATAGGTGATCTTGAGTAACTAAGTAAGGACTGGCCTGCTCGCTTTATGCGGCAGGCTGGTTATTTCATTTGGAGAAAAATTATGAATAGAGATTCATGCTGGATTACTAAAGACGGCAGAAAAATAGCCGTTAAAGATATGGCAACTTCACATATAAAAAATACCTTAGCTATGCTAAAAGCAAAAGGTTTTGTTGATTTAGATACCCTAGAATTTTATTTATGTGGCGCGGGCCCTAATGGTGAAATGGCTCAATTAGCTTTTGAACAAGAGCTAATGGACTTAAAAGTTTCTCCATTTATTGACCTATTTGAAGAAGAATTGAACTATAGACTTAAAAATCAACGGGGTAATGCTAATGATTAATATTGATCTTGACTTTGAAACTAGAAGCGGAAAAGATTTATCAACTTGTGGTTCTTTACCTTATCTATGGGACAAAAGAGCTGATATTGTTTGTCTTGGATATAAGGTAGAAGAAGAAAAGACTCAGTTATGGGTACCTAAAATGCCTTTACCTGAATGGATGGATCATCTTCCTGAGTGTAATCTATCTGCCCATAATGCGCAGTTTGATATGCGTGTATGGCATATATTAGGTTCACGGAAGTATAACTTTCAGAAGACTAAACTTCAACAGTGGAATGATATAATGGCTATATGTGCTAGGTTTGCATTTCCACAGAAGTTAATTGAGGCAGGTAAAGCACTTGATCTCAGGCAGTTAAAATTTGATACAGGAACTGCTCTGATGAGAAAGATATGTATGCCTCCATTTGAATACACACCAAAAGAATTAGCAGATTTCTATGACTACTGTATTCGTGATGTTGATTCTATGCATGAGCTTAAGAAAGCTCTACCCGCAAGTCAACTGAATGAATCTGAACGAAAGATCTGGGAATTGACCTGTAAAATAAATATGAGGGGTTTACCAATTGATATAGAGTCTGTAGCTCAAATACTTAAAGTAACTACCATTTATCGTGAAGAGCAAAACTTACGACTGCCTTCAATTACAAATGGAATAGTCACTAAAGCTACACAGTCAAAGCGTATTGTAGATTTTATCCGTACCAAAGGAATAGTTTTAAAGAATCTTCAAGCTGACACAGTTGAGAAAATGCTTAAGAAGACTAATCTGCCTGACGATGTTAAAACTATCTTAGAACTTCGGCAAGAGCTAGGTAAGTCTTCTGTAGCTAAGTATGAAAAAATTATGGACTTAGTCTTTGGTGACCGAGTTCATGATAATATTCGATACTATGGAGCTAATACAGGTAGATGGACAGGAATGGGATTTCAGTTACTTAATTTGCCACGATCTAAAGTGAATGAAGAAGCTGAGAGTATAATAACTTCTTTTCATGATCTGTCTGTAATTGAGAAAAATCCCATCCAAGCTGCCAAGTCTATTGTAAGACAGATGGTTAAGGCACCTGATGGGAAGCTACTTCAGTTTGGTGACTATGCAAGTATTGAATATGCTTTTCTTATCTGGGTAACAAATGACACAGTTGCACTTCAGAGGTTTGCAGAAGGCTATGACCAGTATAAAGATATGGCATCTGCTAGATATGGTGTGCCATATGAAGAGGTTAATGACGACCAGAGATACAGAGGTAAACAACTGATTTTGGGGTGTGGTTATGGTCTAGGTGCTAAGGGCTTTATAGGTTACTGTGAACAGTATGACGTCTATATAACAGACGAAGAAGCTGCAGCATCAGTGAATGCTTACAGGCACAAGTACGCTAAAATAGTTTCTTTTTGGTATAACTGTAAGGATGCTGCAATAAATGCTCTTACATATCCAGGAACTGCATTTAAAGTGCAGAATGCTATAAATGTGTTTTACAAGTTTATCAAGGATAGAAATGGTATTCAATGGTTACAGTGCACTTTGCCATCAAATAGAAATATTTACTATTGTAGTCCTATGATAGGTGAAGGTCAGTATGGTCCAGAGATAAGTGCAATGGGTATTAATCCATACACAAAGAAATGGATGAGAATGAGTGTTATACCAGGAAGATTAGCAGAGAACGTGTCTCAAGCAACTTGTAGAGATGTTCTTGTTGCAGGTAAAATGAATCTTGAAGATGCTGGTTATAAGTTGGTAGGCTCTATCTATGATGAAATAATTGCTGAAGTTGATGAGAATAACTACAGCATAGAAGATTTTGAGAGGTTATCGTGTACAATGCCTGACTGGGCAAAAGGTTTGCCTGTTAGGATGGAGAGTGTTGTAGAAAAAAGATATCGTAAATTATAAACAGTTTAGCCTTGCAAAGCCACTGAATATTAATCTATTACAAAAATAAACTGGGTGCATATACCTGGGATGATTAATTCCTTTATATTGAATTTGGACTGTGGTAAGTAGCTTAACTGATGGTAACTAGTGATAGATTGCATCAGAGGCTAATTTAACTTTTAAGGAGGCAGTATGGCAGAAATAATTGAAGGAAAAGAAGAAGCACAAACTAAGCTAGACTCAGAAGTTAATGATATGCTTGAAAAACTTTGCCCAGTTTTTCAAGAAAAGTGTCATGGTAAAAACTGTATGTCTTTTTACCCAGGGCAATTAAGGGTATTTGGGCAAAAATTTTCATGTATAAGCCCAAGTTGTACTTCACCTTTAACTACAGGATGCATCGAACATGACTACCACAGTTAGAGAACGGGACATTGAGGTCTACTTTACCAAAGAAGTAACTAAACTAGGTGGCAAAGCTTATAAGTGGCAGTCTATGAGCAACAGAGCTGTTCCTGACAGGATAGTATTACTTCCTTTTGGTATTAAGAAGTTAGTAGAGTTAAAGGCTCCAGGGAAACAGCCAACTCCATTACAGAAGAAGGTTCATGAGAATATGAAGCTAATGGGGCATGCTGTGGCTGTTGTTGATACTAAGGCTATGGTAGATTACTGGATTGAAAGGTGGAGAAAACAAATAAACAACATAAAGGAAAGGATGGCAATATGAATTCAGATGAAGTGTATGACAGGCTAAAAGAAATTGCTAAAGCAAGTGGCCGCGCTAAACTACCCTTGCTAAACCATGAAGAGCTAACGTGGTATCTCAAAGCAGCATATGACCCATTTACTATGTACAATAACACAACTGTAGCTATAGGCTCAGGTAGTAACGTGTTTGATAGCTCTACTGTATCTTTACTAGAAGACTTGTCAAACAGAGTTATTACAGGTGGCCTAGCTCAAAATATGGTACTTGAACATACGGCCAAAATGACCGAGAAGTCTGCACTTCTTTTTGGTATGATTCTGAATAAAGACTTGCGGATTGGAGCAAGTATAAAGACCATTAACAAGGTATTTCCTGGGCTAGTACCTTCTTATGAAGTTATGCTTGCTAAACTTTTTGATCCTAAGAAGATAACTTTTCCATGTTATGGTGGACCTAAGATTGATGGTATTCGTGCTACATATATCAATACCAAAAAGAAGTTCTATACCCGGTCTGGCCATGAGATCATTGGTGTTAGCCATCTTGTTGATCAACTAGCCCTGATTAATGTAGAACATGATCTTGATGGCGAGCTATTCATTCCAGGTATGTCATTTCAGCAGAGTAGTGGGTTGATTCGCAATGACTCACATACACCAAATGCAGCATTTGCAATGTTTGAAGTTCCCACATTAAAGGATCCTTTTGTAAAGCGCATGGGGTATATTACAGAAATTGCACGGTGGACCCAGGGTATTTTAGCTCTAAAGCATTACAAGCTTAATGATCTTGAGCATGCTTACAAGTTCTATGCATGGTGCAGAAAGAGAGGTTATGAGGGTGCAGTCGTTCGTCCATTAGACTATGAGTATGTTCAGACACGCTCATGGTCGTGGATGAAGATGAAAAATATCATGGACTTCGACCTCAAAGTTATTGATTTATATGAGGGTAAAGGCAAGTATAAAAATCATCTGGGTGGAGTGTATGTTGAGTATAATGGAAAGCAGGCAGTCGGTGGGGGGTTCTCAGATCATGAACGTAAAATATTCTGGGATAACCCACATTTAATAGTGGGTAAAACTCTGCATGTGGTTGTTACAGAGTTTACAAACGACAACAATTTTAGACATGCCCGCAAGGGGCCCCAAGGAATAAGGAGCGACAAATGACAGAATTAAAAAGGTATCATGAGTTTACAGATGAGGAAATGGCAGTATTAACAAAAGAAGAAATCAATAACCTGATTGAACTTGAGATTGCTTATAATGGTATATTGCCTGTAATGTGCCCTGAATCCCCAAAACTGCAGGATATAGGTATTGTGAAAGACCAAGAGTTCTTTGAGTGCAATGGAGAGTTCTTCCTGAATGAAGCTGATGCCATAGCATTTTCTAGAATGGCAGTTTTTAAAGAGAGTTACAACTATAACATTGGTTATGACTACAAGTGGCTTGAGAGGATAAATGATCTTCCAGTGAAAAAGGTGAGTTACTACTCAGAAGACTGTATTACTCAGCGGCAAAAGCTTATACAGGAGCGAACTCAGGCCAAGAATGAATACAGTAAAAAGAAAGAGGCTTACGATAAGTTTACAAAAGCTACTTCTTCCATAAGAAATGATGTATGGGAGAAGTACTATAAAGCTCTGGAAAAAGAGCAGCAAGTAACTTATGCTAAAGAACAGTATAATAAATATCTTTCTTTGGCAAAGAACGATGAAGAGATTGCTATAGGCTTCTTCAAGAACGCGTATAAAGACAGTCAGTGGATTATTGACAGAGTTCTCGGAGAGGAGGTTACTGAGTAATGACAGCTAAAGAACTTATTAAGCAGGAGTTCATGGATGATTCTGAGCTTGCCAGTATTTTGAACATTACCAAAGAGAGGGTGAGAGACCTCAGGAGTAAACACAAAACTGGCAAGATTAAATTCATTGACTCTTACTCGCCGACATCGACAATTACGTACTTCAAGGTTGAGGATGTTAAGAAGTTTATCCTTGACAGCAAAAATGAGGTTTCAATCAAAGAAGAAGTTGAAGTCTCAGAATGAGCTTAAGAACGTTAAAGAACGATCTTAATCTAAGGTACAAAGAGTTAGGACGTTCTTAAACATTCATTTTTAATAGGCTAGTACTAATGCAAGGCTTTTAGAAAACGAACTTAATGAGAGATACAAAGAGAGAGGGTAAAAATGGAGATATTGCTATTAGTAATTATTGTACAAATTGCTGCTTTAACTATTGCATTTATAATAGCAGAAAATTGTAAGAGAGATGCTAAGAAAAGACTTGAAGAGATTCTTAAGTGCCAAAGGAATGCTCAGCACGAAACTATAGACTTGCTATATAAGATTTACAGAGAAAAATAGATGAAACTACACGAATACCAAAAGAAAGCTATTAAATTTGGCCTCGAGAATAAAGCTGTATATTATGCTATAGACTTAGGTCTCGGTAAAACTGCTATTGATTTACACCGAATTAAGATCATGAAAAATCATGGGATCAAATCTATAGTATTTGCGCCAATCCCTGTAATCTACAATACATGGCCTATGGAGATAAAGAATTGGGGTTTGGATTTGTCTTTTGAGATACTGCATGGCCCTGAGAAGTCATACATACTTCAAAAGAAAAACCCAGATATATTCCTGATAAATTATGAAGGCCTCAAGTGGTTTAGAGAAGCTATAAGTACTTACGTACCTAAGTGGAAACCAAGGTCTTTAGTTCTTGATGAGGGTTCATTCATAAAAGACCCAAGTACCTTACGATTTAAGTCATTAAAGAAGATGATGCCTCTTTGGCATGAACGCAGGAGTGTGTTATCCGCAACTCCTGCTCCTAATGGCTATCATAATTTATGGACACAGTATTATATGCTAGACAGAGGTTTGAGGCTGGGTAAAACATATAATGAGTTCAGAGGTAGATTTTTTCATTATAGTGGTCCTCCGCTGTTTAAGACTACGATAAGACCAGGAATGGACGTGGGCATACAGAGGTTAATAAAAGACATAACCTTCAGGTTAGAGAATACAGACAGGCCTTATGAAATGGTGTTTAATAATATTCCTTTGGAATTGCCACCCAAAATGCGAGAACTTTACAACAGGTTAGAGAAAGATTTTCTGCTTGAATTTGAGGGTAGTGATGCTACAGCATTCAGCGCAGCAGCACTATCAATGAAGCTAAGGCAGTTTATTCAAGGGGCTATTTACACAAATACTGAAACTAAGTCCTACGAAATACTCCACCAAGTAAAAGCAGAAGCTCTAAAAGCGCTTGTAGAAGCTCTTAATGGTAACCCACTGTTATGTGCTATTCAGTTCCGTTTTGAACTGGAGATGATAAATAAAATATTTGGAAAAGAAGTTCCGTACATTGCCAAAGGAATCTCACCAAAGAGAGTCATGCAACTTGTAGATGAGTGGAATAGCGGCAGCATACCACTTCTACTGTGCCACCCGGCTAGCATAGGCCACGGAGTTAATATGCAGAAAAGTGGTTATAACCTTCTTTGGTATGCACAGACTTGGAGTTTAGAGCATTATCAACAATTAATAGGGAGGATTGCAAGACAAGGACAAATGAGTAAAACTGTAGTAATAAATACACTTATGCTGAAGAATACCATTGATGAAAGAATCACTAAAACTATACAGAAAAAGGGCATCACACAAAAAGATTTGCTTGATGCCCTTAAGATGTGATTATCTCCTTTATATTGCAGCTCCTTGATTATTTATAGTTACCCATTCCAACCCGTTCCATTTTAAAATTAAAATATCTGTCACTTGCGCAAAAGTAAATACTTCAGGGTCAGTAGTTTCATGATGGGTTACTGATAAGGTTGATGATGCAGTAGCATCGGACATTTTTATAACTTTCTCTTGACCTATATATACCCCATCAGGTAATACTGCTGCAACTGCACCTCCATTTGAATTTAAATATGAAATGCCATAGGTCTTTAGATTAGTAGCACCTGTAACGGTTTCTGAGAAATAATCTAGTACTCGTTGAGTTGATGCGATAGTCCCATAAGATGCAGTTTCCATATTTAAAATAGTATTACCAGACATCTCAACATTAGAACTTGTTGAGGTTGTTATCCCGTATTTATAATGACCGTTACCACCTGCGATATTATCTATATAGTTATCTTTAATAATACTGCTATCTGATACAATATAAATAGCACTTAAATATGCAGTATCAGCAGTGTTCCCGTCTATTATATTATTGTTTTTAATTTTAGAAACACTACCGCTTGGGATATAAACACTGATACCAACGCTTTCAAAAATATGATTATTGGTTATAGTAGCAAAATCAGCAGCTTCTAATATAATAGCTGATTGTCTCAATGTGCAGTTAGTTATTTTTGCATCACTTACCCCAAGTAAAGAAGTCGCAGCATCATCAACAACATAGATTAAACCACCAACAGAGGTAACATTATCAATAACAAGATTACTAAATTCTTGGGTAGCGTTAACATTTTCCAGTCTTATAGTACTATTTCCCGATCCACCATCTAAATCAATAAGGCCTCCTATTATTTTAAGGCCATCAAAACCTGTGCCGCCAAAAATACCATAACCATCATAATTTCTAATTGTGTTTCTAATTAATTCAATGTTTTTGTCAGGAAGCCCATTATCAACACCAAGCCCACCACTAACAATAATCCCAACCTTACAGTCAGTAGCATAGCTATCTATTATTTTATAATCTTCCGATGTCAAAACATTTAGGGCTGATCCGGATGCAACATTAAGATTTACACCGCTGACATACGCCCCTTTTATGTATCCACCTTTATTGCTATTAACTTTAATTCCGTTTGTGCAAAGTCCATCATCTAAAACAATAGCATCTTCAATTATGATACCGGGTTCAGCAAGAAAACCAGCCCCGCCTCTGGGAAATATCTCAATGCCAATGCTCGACCCTGTAGCGACTCCTTGCCCTCGCATATCGACATAAGGCCGTATAAGTTCTATGCCACCACCGCCACTATTTACGCCTGTATCGCCTACCATGATCCCGTATTGTCCTGTATTGCTGGTTTTAGCGTCAATTATTTTTATATAGCTAGAGCCGCCAGTACAGGTGATACCTTGTGTATAAAAAGTTGTCAAAGTATCATTGTGTCCATTTACTGTCGGTCTGTTTAATGTTACATGGCTAACACCATCCATTTGAATAATTCTAATACCAGCAGTGATAGGTTGAGCATGTATGATGGCATTATGGCTTTCAAATTCAACTATACTATTTGATTTTGGATAGATAGGCGCATTGGTGTAATAATCCCCATTTGGAAATATAATTTTACCACCAGCCAAAGCTGTTAAAGCTGCATTAATAGCAGGTGTATTTGTAGCAGTGGCACTAATACCACCTAAACCACCCCACCATGTAACATAACCAGTACCAGTTTTGCCAAAGGTCACTGTTAAATTTGTCCCAAATATCTGTTGACCTGGTAAAGCCTTAATTTGGCTATCAGGTGAACCCGCATAAGCTAGAGTTGCTGCCCCATTAATAATTGCACCTGGTTCGTATTCAATAGTTATATTTTCAGGTATTGTTTCTCCTGTCGTTAGAATGTATGTAGTCTGTGCGCTGCCTGAATCATGCTTTAAAAATATTGTAGCTTTATTTGTAGTTCCTATCAAGTCTACAAAATACTTAATAGTGTTACTATTACCTGTTACTCCTTGATCTGCAGCATTATAGTCTGGTGCATAGGCATTTCCCAAGTTTTTAGAAGACTTAACTAATGGAACATAATAAACTTGTGCTCCTGTACTACTTAAGATCTTTAAAGAATAATCATTATTAACAAGTAATGTAACTGGTGATCCACTATAAACTGGAACTCCACCTGCTGATGTATATATAGGTTGAGCAACTGCGATTATGTCTCCATCTTCCTCTTGGATATATAATTGCTGCTGGTTTAATACAACTTCAGGGTCAAGGTCTGGTATACCTACATAAATCTCGCCATTAGCAACAGGTCTATTTCTTGTAGCTTCAGGAAAGTATGACGGTCCTAACTCGACTATATTATAACCTAGAGTCTGAAAAGACAATACCAAAAGAAAAATAATTGTTAATAAACAGTTTCGTTTAAATTGCATAATGCCTCCTAATCTTTAATATGTTTCCGTAATTTTGTTATAGTTTCTCTCCAAGCTGCTGTTACTTTATATTTCTTTTTATCATAAGGTGCATCACTCTTAATCCACTTTATGAATCCTGCTTTATCTTCTGCGTCACCATCCCAGGTATATAATACATCATCCAGTTCTTCAGAACTTTCTTCTGCCATTTTATCGAATGCACTTGCTGTTTTAGCTTTCACCCTTTCAGAAGACTCTTTGAGTTTTGCCATTCTATCTTCTTTTGGCATAGCTTCAGCTGTTTTCTTTGCTTTGAGAGCTTCCACTTCTTTCAGTAGTTCTTTGTTCCATTCTTCTTGATTGAATGGTTTAGGTTCTACTTTGGGTTCAACGAGTTTATTACCTGCTTGTTTAAAGTTATACCGAACTTCCTTGAGAGCTTTTCTTACTTCTGCTGGGTCATCAGTCATAGTAGAGAAGTTTCCACCATACTTATCATCTCTCCATTGAAACATTCCATCTCGTTTACCTTGGCTAGTTAAGTTCTTAAACTCACTTAGCTTTGCAGGTAAAGGCATTACAGGCCCAGAGAAAGTATCTGGCATATTAATTGTAGGACCGGAAGTACTACCAGCAGGCATACGAATTGCTCCTTCTTCTAATGCTGGCATTTTAGGTGGAGGTAATTGTGCTTGACCTGTACCTAGTTGTTTTTTCTGCAACTCAAGTTGTTTTATGGAGCTATCAATATTGGAGTTAACAGCTTCAGTGTATATTTTATCTGCTTCACCTAGCTTCACAGGTTCAATTCTGTTATAGGCCTTGTCAGCTTTTTCAAACATTTTTCGGATTCGTGCATCAGGTCTATTTATTGCTTGAATAGTTTTTTGTGCAGCTTTAGCAGCAATAGCTTTAGCTATATTAGCTTTACCGCCACTAGCTAAATTAGCTACGCCTTTAGCTAGTTCTCCAAAAGAAAAAATTGTAGTACCTTCGTCCCAGAATCCGGCTCCTTTCTTCATCTCAGCAAATGCTGCTTTGCTGACTGACTCTTCTATAGCTTTCAAGTTACCATATTCTTTCTTGAGGTTGCTATACCTGGAGTCTACTAAGCCATCCATAGTTTTATTCATTTTCTCACGAATAAAGTCAGCAACTAAACTGTCAATTCCTGGTGATTTGCCCTTTAGGTTATTAGCAGCTGTTATGAGCTTCTGAGCTTCACCTACTGGTAGCTGGCCATCTTTGAGTCTATTTTTAAAGATATCAATAAGTTCCATTGCTCTATCAACAGTATCTTTATCCATGGCAGCAAGACCAACACTGTTTGCTATATCAGTTAATGGAGAAGTTATAGCATTACCAGCATCATCAGTTTTATCTAAAAATAAATCTGATATATCTAGTGTTAAACCTTTGTCTCCAGCTACTTTAGCTATCTCATCATACTGCTGAAATAGTTTGTGCTTTCTTTGACCTATGGCTTCATTAAATTGTTTAACAGTTCTTGGTAATCTATAGTCTACAAGTCTGTCCATTTCGTCAGTTAGCTTTAAGCTATCCTTATCTGCAACTATATCATACACAGCATTTCCAGCACTCTCTTTGAACTGTTTAATAGCTATATCAGATGAACCAATGCTTTTGGGGGGCTTAATGGCTTTTAAAAAATACTTATTAACAGCATCCTGCGTTAATTGCCTAGCTTGTTTAGTTCCTATTTTACTGAGGTCATGCACAATAGAGGATCCAGCATTTAGTATTTCTTTAACAGGTCTTTGGCCTATATTTTTTATTAGTTTACCTCCCCACGAAGCTCCAACAAGGTTAAGCATAGACCCTATTTCCATAGCCATGTCAGGGTTTTCTTTGGCATAGTTATCCCAGGCTTCCATTCCTTTACCTAAAGCGGCAAGACCAGCTTTACCAGTTTTTGTAGTTGAGAAATCTAAAAGCCTATCAAGTATATATGCTTGAGCTTCTTCAGGGACAACTCTTTTGTAGGTTTGGCCAATTGCAGTACCTGTTATATCTTCTAACCCACCTGCTATTTGGCCAAGGCCTACACCCAAACTGAGTCCAGTATCTTTTATAGTTTCTCCTGCGTAATTCCAAAGGGAGCCAGTAGAAGTGGGTTTATACTGTCCAGTTATTGGGTCAAATATTGACATCTCTTCGTTGTCATTTGAAAACTTATCTTTCATATACTGGTAAGTCTTACTTGCTCGTTCTTGTAATTGATTACCTAAATCCGCACCTGGTGTTTCTGACCACGGAAGTATAGGTTTTTTAGTTTTTAGGTCATACTGAGTAGCGCTTTTTACAGTATTAACTCCAGATAAGTCAGTAGTATCTGGTTCGTCAGTTATACCTTCTGCCTGTTTAAACCTCTGGCGATATCCATCTTGCTCTTCCTGAGGTAAAGCTTTAAACTCTTCATCAGTCATTTCTTGTTCGAAATAGTTTAGAAGCTTTTGGCTCTTAGTAGCCTCAGGTAAAGCTGCAAATTCAGGGTCTTGTTCCCAGGTTTCTCTAATAGTAGCCATTAGTAATCCTTCCATGATTTAATAGGTTTACTACTTCCAGTGTCTCCACCTGTTGCGGGTTTGCGTAATCTTTGTTTTGCTTGTTCTATGGCATTATTAACAGATGCCATACGTATATCACCAGCTTTAGCCGTAGCTGAAAGCAATTCAAGCATATCTTTAACTGACAATTCTTTATCATGAATTCTATCCCAGAACTTTGTTTCTTCAACAGCAGGAGCAGCAATAGATTGTGTTGAGCCTGTAGCTAGTTTACTATTCTCACGAGTTATTTCACCTAAGAATAAGTCATATTTTTGCTGCTGTGCCGAACCAAGATACCGCCGTATAGTTCTCCATGGTTTGTTCAAAAGTTTAACATCGCTTGTTGCAAGGTTATCAGATATGTCTTTAATGGCATTAATCTGTTCTTGCATATTCTCAACAAAGCTTTCCATTGATGATCTTTGTTTTTCCAAGAAATTAAGTGAACCTTGAATCGCTTTTGTTGATGCAGCAATCTCTATTGAGTTCATAGCAGCATCTACAGTATTCATTTCTGATTCTGTTAACCCAAATTCTTTAAGTGATTCAGGCGTAACTTTTTCACCTTGAGCTTCAAGCATAGCAAATTTAGCAGCATAATCAGCAATTTTTTCTCGTACTTTGAGAGCTCCTTTACCCATACCAAAGGAAGGCATTTTCTCATTCCTGTACATTTTGTAGCCCCAGAAAGCTAGTGATTCAGGTGACATATCAATCTCACTAGCATCTGCTCCTGCTATTTTAGCATCATAAGCCTTTATGGTATCTGAGTCTGCTGCTACTCCTGAGTCAATCAGCTCCTGTCTTTCTTTTATAAGTTTCTTAAGAGTTGTTGGAGCATACTCTCCGCCATCTAGGATAGACTTCTTAGCCTTCTCATATTCTTCTTGGTCAATGTACCCATTGTCTAGGTCACTGTTTAATTGACCTAGTTTTGATCTTGGTGCACTCTCAGTTCCTCTTTTCTTTATTCCTGCTAACTCAGCATACCTATCCCATTCATCTTTATTGGCAATAGAAGCTACTGACATATCAAGACTCTTTAGAGCTTTCTTTTTGTCAGGATCAGTATCTGCAGCAAACACTTCCAAAAAAGAATCTGTTTGCTTTGTATTCTTAGCTCCTACAGATTTAAGGTACTTCTGGCGGTTCTCCGTGACTCGCCTTGCATTTTCCTCAGTTGGATAGCTTCTGAATTCTGCAGCAGATTCTAAGTAGTTCTTACGTGAACCCTCAGAAGTCCACTGCATGAAACCATTCATTGCTTGTGACCATTCAGGATTCTGAATAGCAAATTCATGCATGGCTTGTGGGTCTTCAGACTCCATAGCAGCTTTTGCTTTTGCTTGAATATCTGCAAATTTTTCTTCTGCTTTGAGTTTCTGATCTTCTTCCCTTTTGATAGCTCCATACTTTTGTATAGAATTACCAAGTGCCTGTAATCCTGGTAGCATGTTATTTCCGGGTTCCACATAAAATGGATTTGTCATAATATTCTCCTTAGAATATGTCTTTAAATCTGTCCCAGGATTCCCCTAAGTCAGCAGATATTGGTTGTATTAAATGAGATATAAGTTTGCTGGTCTTACTACCTTCATCAACACCTATTTTTGGTAAGAACCTTTTTCTATGTCCTGATGCATAACTTCTCCAGAGAAAAGGTCCTTTACATAGTCCATAGAATCTTCGTCTCTGTAACCTCTATGCTTTGCGTAAAGCTCATTACCTACTATTACAGCTGCAAGCCATGCCCAGGGATTAGAAGCCACACCACTTAGTGCTCCACCAGTTCCACCACTGCTACTGCCCCCAATAGAAGCACCTGCTAACTGTGAAGCTCCTCCTGAACCTGCAGGGCCTGCAGAACTAGCTAATGCACCACTACCCCCACCAACTCCAAACTTGCCAAGCATATCCATTATCATATTTGGATCCATAGACATACCTTGCTGTGGCTGTTGCTGTTGTGGCTTAGGTTGCATCATTGAATAGTCTAGCCCCTGTATAGGAACATCGGCTTCAGTATATTCAAATGCCATGCTTATACCCCCAATTCTGAATAATTAATAAACATAAAACCATCTTTTAGCGATACAGCATCAGGTCTCTTTAGGAATACTTCATCTGCCATACAACCATTAGTTGTTCCCTTGAGACCTAAAGCTTCACCTAACTTATTCCATGTGAATGAATACCAGTTAAAGCCATTAACTTCACCAATCTTCTGTATGTCTTTCTTTAGTCTGCGATCAGAGAACATACTACCTATCATACTACCAATCGACCCCAGCAAACCAGAGGAGTACATATCAACACCAAGGCTTCCCATACCCAGCATATTGTTCATGCTATTCTGACTTCCACTCTGCTGTGCTTGTGCTGAAGCTATTATACCCTGTCCTCTAGTTGTTCCGATATTAGACATTGTGTTGGCTATGTTATTAGAATTTGATGGTAAACCAGCAAAACCCTGTAGAGCAGATATATTCTGGTTATAAGTTTCCAGAAGAGCTTGGTTCTGCAATTGGGTATTATAGTCATATAGCGCGTAATTTGTATTACCAGACCTAAGTCCTCCAGTCTGACCAGCATTACGCATGATAGCTTCTTCTCCAGACTTCTGACCACTCATTATAGCCTGATAAAGCGGCGATTGTATTATTTCATTTAAAAACTGTTGCTGTGTATAATTTATCCCTGATCCTGCTCCTGCTCCTGTTCCTGTGCTGGTTCCTGTGCCTAGTCTTGCGTTTGTACCAATACCAAACTTATCAAACATAGATTGTCTAGCAATAATTTCCGCTAGACTGTTTAGATCAACTATCTCTCCTGAACTGCCTTGTACTTCAGAAGTTGACAGGCCTGGAAGACCATATATACCCCCAAGTTTATTGAGAGCTTCTTCCCTGTAATGCTGAGGTATTGCTTCGCGTTCTTTTAAGTACGCAAGAGCTTCTTCTTGTGAGCCTGCACTAATTTCAGAAGCTTTTATCGCAGCATCTCCAGCATCATCTCCACCGCCAAACAAATCTCCTATAAATGACATGGTTTCTCCTTCACTAATGTTATTAATTCTTTGTAACTAAAAAGACGTTTAAAGCCACATCTTTTAGTAAATCTTATTATACCTGGTTTTTCTTTTGGTATAATTGCAAATAGCATTTCGCTATACCAAAAGAATTTAAAACAAAAATCACAAAACTCGCATACAGCTTGTTTCATTTTTCTCAGGCTTTTCTTATCTGCTGTAAAATGTACTCTGAGTCCTTTCCCTTGCTGACTTACAGAAAATAATACGTGAGTATCAGGTTCTGTCCATTTGAATACTAAGTAGTTTCTATTTGTAGGTAATGCACCTGTATCACCTACAAATAACCTGAATCTTGTATTAGTTTTTATCTGTGTGCTCATACCATTCTAACTCTAATTTAGTTTTACAGTTATCTGAATCTGGTGTAAACTTAATGAAGTAGTCTTCATTTTGCTTTAGTATTATTTCATCATCTCTTCCAGAAGATGAACCAATTCTTGAAGGTGCTGTTGTGCCTGAACCTGTACGCCATGATTTTAAAAGTGTTCCATCTGCTGTGGATGTTGGATCGGTAGCAACTACTAGTCCAGCAGCAGTTACTGAATTTCTATTATTATTAAATACTGTAGCCCCTGTACCAGCTGCGTTAACAGTAGGATTCTCAAATAACTGCCACGTACCAGCACCTTCACTATACAGAGTTATATTCAAGTGAATCCAGTTAGTAGTATTAGGAGTTGTTAACCTATAGTACTTAGGTCCGGCTGGATCAACATCATTATCAAAATCTGTATAGAAAAAGTGACTACCTGCATGCACTTCATGATGAGCATAGTCTATAGTCTGTAATGAATGTGTAGAGGCATCAATTCTCAATGGCTTTGTTTCAATGTTAGATATACGCCCAAATAAAATACTGTTTACTACTAAGCCATATAAATCTTCAAGACTTGTGTTATCATCGGCATTTTGTGCTATTTTAGCAGCTATGCCTGTGACTCGGTCTTGGAGTTCTACTGCTAGTCCATTATTAGCACTAATATTTGCCATATCCCCAGTAGTAAAGTCACTCAGCCACATTTTACGAAGTTCTGTCATATTATCCACCAGTTACCATTAGAGTCTGCTTTAACAGTTATTGACTCATGAAGAAAAATTTCTATTATGCTATTGTCACCATCAACTGTTTTTCCTTGTGGGTCTATAAAACACTGGAAAGTATTATCGATACACTTTATAGAATGCTCTTGACCTTCACTTGCACTTATTGACAGTTTAACAGTTATATCATTTGCAGATGCATTTAATAGTATAGCTCCATCAGGAGTTTGAGTAGTATAGTTGGTAGTTACTATTTCTATATTTAAGCCTGCTCCAACATCTATGTTTTCAGTTATATAAGTAAGACTATCAAATAGACTTAAGTAGTCTTCTATAACTGGGGAAGGCCAGCTAGTTAAAAGTTTTAAATCAACAGCATTTAACTGTAGACCTTTTATTTTTTCACTTAAGCTTGACATTAGCTAAATATAACCCCCATAGTTGCAAAAGTCATACGTGATTCACTTACACCTCTGAATTTAAAACCTATAAACTGAGGTACATACCCAAGTCCATATAGAATAAATCTCTTATTGTAATCTAACGGATCACTATATGTGAACCACTCTTCCACTGAGTATGTAACACCATTATATGTTGCGGATACAGCAACTTTAGCATCATCTGAAGTGTTGAAACCTGGAATAGTTTTTAATTCAAGCTGGTCAATAGATGCAGTTTCTATATATAAAAACGGGGTATATAAAACCCACTCTACTTTTTGGTTATAGTGTTTAGCTGTTGTATAATCTAGAAATCCTATAGAACTATCATTTCTATCGCCATAAATCCATTTAGATATTCTTGGATCAAATGTACCATTTATACCCCGGTATGGCACAGAATCTACAATATGAGACTTTACTAAAGACCATGCAAAAGAATTACCGAGAGCTTTTGCGATAGTTAAATTATAACATAAAGTATGGTTTGGTAACTGAAATAATATGAAAGCTATATCACCTTCAACCCGACTTTCAACTCTTACGTCTGCTAAGTCATCTTCTGTATATGTGCTGAGTATATCATCAACTTCTCTTGTTGCTATTTTAGCAGAGCTACCTAAATCAACTCTATGAATTGATATAGACTCTTCTCTTTTACCACCTATAATAAAAAATGCACCATCAATTTCGCACTTTGCC